AATATCCCTCTCCTGCCGTTCCCGTTACAACAATACCACCATTACCCGTTAGTCCGCCAACGTAGTTACCCGTGGTGTCAGTACCAAGTGCTACAGAGTTAGCAGCAATAGTGGCAGCGATGCTAATGTTTCCAGATCCATCAAAAGATGCACTACCCGTAACGTCACCACTTAATGCGATACTGCGAGCCGTAGCAAGTTTGGTAGCCGTGGCAGCGTTACCGCTAATTCCAATAGCCCAAGTCCCGTTCTCGTGAACGGCACGATACCAAGGCATATCGGTAGTGCCTACTACGTCTGTTGACTTGAATACGTTGGTAAAATAGTAACCTCCGTTAATTGTTCCTTGGTCAACTGCTACAATTGCGCTATCAATCTCGGTTGAGCCATCTGCTGCTACAGAGCGAGTCCAAGCCGTTGATTTTACAAGATAAATGCCGTTTTCACGAGCAGCAGTCTGACTCTTAACCAATACCCGGTCATTGGCTACAAGGGCAACGCCATCAACGGTTTGCAGACCGCTTAACGTAATGCTTCCGGTTGTTGCAGCCTTAACCGACTTCTTAAAGTTTGATGTTGGGAAAAGAGTAAGGTCTTTTACCGCAAGGGTAGTAGAGAGAATTACGTTTGAACTGCCATTAAACGATACCGTAGGCGCAGTTACATCACCGGAAAGAGAGAAGTTGCGAGCAGTAGCAAGGGTAGTTGCAGTACCTGCGTTGCCTGCGATGTTTGCTTGCCAAGAAAGCGACCCTGCGGTTGCACCTGCGGTAAGAACTTTCCCGCTATTGGTTGTTCCCGTTGCAGGAACGTGGAGGTTTCCATCACCCGTTGGGTGAGAGTAGTTATTATATTCCGTAGAAATCGGAATATTGTAGTAGGTGCTTCCGTTGTTGGTGAACTCCCAACGGTCGCTTGTTTCGTTCCAACGCAGCGTAGTGGTTGTACCCGTTCCACGCTTAACTTCAATACCTGCGTTTTCTGATGGGGCTACGCTGCCTATGTCTGCATTAAGGGTGATGATGTTATCACCAATTTGCAAATCAGTTGTATTTACGTAAGTGGTAGTACCTGTTACTGTTAGGTCAGTACTAATTACAATTGCACTTCCGTTATATGTGATAAGCGAGTTCTTAAACTGCTTGTTAATTCCATCATAAAGAGGAATTGTTCCATCGGTAATTTGGTCAATGTTAGCAAGGCTAACCGTTGCTATACCACCTGCCAATGCTACCGAGATACCATCACCTGCTGCAACATCTTCAATGTCACCACTTACAGGCTTCCACGTTGGGGTTGCTCCACCAGCGGTACACAAGAAGATTTGACCTCCGTTGTAATAGATTTGTCCCTCAACAGGGTTTGATGGCGCTGTGCCTAAAGGTTGAATGACTGCATTTTGCAGTTCATTTTTATTTAGGTCAATGTGGTTTAGGAATTTTACTGCCATAATTAATTAAGATAAGCCTTTCCGGAGAAAGTTCCACTAAAATATACAATAATTTGATTGATTGTTACATATGAAATGTCGCCAATGACAACACTCCCTGCGGAGTCAACAACCATTACCGATGGATATTTACCAAGGTTATGATTGATTGTCCAAGTGTTTGATGCTACTGATTGAGTGTGTGTATACTCAACTGCTCTATTTTTCCAAGTGGAAGTGGATGAGTCATAACGAATAGAATCTCTATTGGAAGGATCTGTTATTGAAACATCGTGCAACTCCCCTAACTCGAATCCATTCTGAATATTAATAACCATTGACCCTGCCGTTGGGTGTGAGCGTGTAACAACGCCCAAGAACACGGCATGGTTTGGTGTTTGCGGTGGAACTGATATCATTTGACCCGCAACTGTGTTAAGCCACATATTGGTTCCAGCTACAACCTCTGATGTGTCAAGAGTATGGATTGTGCCAAGAACTGTTACATAACCATCAGACTCGTGAGCAATATTGCCATTTACAATACCAAATGTCTTTGATGATGTACCCTCTGATGTCGCAGATGCGAGGGCTATAGTCGGTCTGTTTCCGGTGGAACCATTTAAATAAATAACGCTTCCGTTTGGAATGAGAGAACCGCTATTGTTTCTTACGGCAATGTCAATGCGTTCCGCCTTATCTACTACTCCATCGTTATCTGTGTCGTATGTAGCACGAAGCATGAAATTACCAGCACCTCCGCTTATTCCAAGGTCGGCAGCAACGTCAGACGTTAGACGACTAACTACTCGTCCGTTCTCATCAACAGTAAGGTAAACATCAGCCACACTTGCGCTAACATTTGGGGAGACAAATACGTCATCCTCAAAGTGCTTTTCGCCCTTGATAAATTGATTACCAAGGGTCCTAACAAATGTTTGAATATTCTCTAATCTATTCACAAGTTCCAGTTACGGAGTTTGATGGATAAAATACTGAAGAATTATACGTGTCGTCCTCGATAAACAGATCATTATTGCTTTCTTGAGCCTTTGCCAAAAGCGTGGCATCAGATTTAATATAATTTACAATTCGTTTGTTTATATATTCAATCTTTGGGTCAATAGCATTAGTCAATGAATCAAGAGATGAATTATCAAGAGAGGACTCCTCGTTTTTGGTTTTACCAACTCCTGTACGTATTAGCGCAATAGTTGTACGTACTGAATATAAACACAAACTATATTTTACGAGTTTAAAAAGGCCCAATTCAATTTCCGTTAGGTTTTCGTCATAAACCTTTTGCTCCAGATCATCATACAAAGATGAGCCAAGGAGGTCTTGGATTGATGTTAATTGCTCAAGGCTAATTATTGACAAGAGGTTTGCCCTATCAAGCCGTTTGGGCATTGGATAGTTTTGATAGATGTAATTGTCATCTATGAATATTACCTTAACCATTGTTCTTGGGTTGAGTTATGTCGGTTGTATTTGCTCCCTTAATTGCCTCAAGATTGATCTGTTCTTCAATGATTGACAATTCAATCTTTTCATAATTAACCGTAGATAAAACACGATTAATTGCATCCATTAACATTTGACGATTAGGCAACGTCTCCGTAGCACGGAAGATTTGATATGCGGTCACAAGTTCGTTTCCGGTTCCACCAAGTTTTCCAGCGACCATAACGCCAAACAATGTTGGAGATGTCACGTTGTGAGCCGTAAGAATCTTTGAGTCATTAAGGCGAGCAAGAATATCAACAGTCTTGTCAAGGTTATTGACATCAAGAGCCTTGAACTCGGGAGCCTCGTCTTTAGACTTTACCCAAGACACAATAACTGGCTCTGCCTCCGAGCCGACAAAAGAAGCCTTGAATTTTTCGTACTCCTCACGCTTTTGCTCATTGCTCATGTTACGTCCAATAAACGTAGCGAGAACCTTTGGTGTGAATGAATTTGCTGCGGAGTTACGGATATGCTTTCCAAATTCAAAGTCAGCATTGATAAAGTGAAAAGCAGAAATATAGTTTGGTATTCCGTAGTAAGAGTTGCCGCTATATGGGTTCTTTACGTATATGATTTGTTCACGTGTCTTATCGTACTTATCAAACGCCTTAACCTTAATTGGGGCGTTGTCTTGCATTGATGCAGCCATATTCCCGAAGCGCCTACGAACGATATAATGCGTAATTTTACCATTTACAGGCTCTGCCGCCCGGACACCTTTTATGTCAAGGGAACGGAACTCTACTAATTTTGTGTGGTCTTGATTCCATTTAACATAGAATGCGAATGCGCCATGTAGTTCGTATTGAAAGGCTGCGTGTACGATTTGCGAATACAAGCCTTCAGATTTCCCAGCGCAGTTTGCAATGAATGCCTTAATCTCCGCTTGTTTTGCAGGTGTTTTATAGGCATCAATATTGTAATCAATATTTCTTCCAGAAACCATCTTTGATTTCTTCGTAACAATCCCCGAATGAACCGGAGACTGCTTAAACATTTTTTCCAATATAATAGAGAAGTCGTCTCCAGCACCAAACTTGATGTAATCGCCAATTGGAGTGTTACCAAGGGAGTAACGTCCATTAAGAGATTCAATTGATTTCTCAAGAGGGTTGCTTGATACGTTACCTTCTGTCGCCACAACATATGTATTCGAGGCGAAGTAATCTACGATGTTGTCCCAGAGTCCCATTATATATAATTTACAAATTACTGATTTTTACTGTATCAGAAAACAGTTTGTTTTCGCTTGTTGAATTTACGTATTCATGGTCAATTACATTGCAAAGATAACGACCGTAGTCGCTATTTGCTCCTGAAAGCACAATATAATACTCTCCACCCTCAATCGATGTTTCAAGTAAATTAATTGGAAGCGTTATAAAATCACTACATGGTCCGTAAGAGCCAATATCAGCAACGCCATAAAAGTTGTACTCTTTTGTTCCTACAACCTTTTCAAGTTTTACATTAAAAAAATTACTTCCGTCCATGTCGTATGTACGGATGAATGAAATGTAATTTACAAGGCCGTTCTTGAGTGACTTCATGTGTTTTTTAATAAAAAGGGGAGGAGTTTCCCCCTCCCCCAAATTTAACTACCGTTGGGCTGTTATTAAGCAGCAGCAACAACTTTAGCGAACTCCGTGGTAGGAACAGCCAAAGCAAGGCCATTCTCATCACCAACCAAAGTCAATTGGTAGCGGTTCTTGTCAGAACGAGCAGCACCTGAAGCGCCATCAACAGATGAAGCGTAAAGTCCAAACTCATAACCAACAGCGTGGATAGTTCCAGCAGCAGTCTCAACGAAAGCAACAAGTTCAGCACCGGGGATAGCAAGGGCGTTCAAAGCATTGCGGTTTTCAACCTTCATGCGCAAGAACTCAATTTGAATCGTAGGTACAGCGGTAACAGTTCCATCAGCAGCAACGGTCTTAACGTCCGTGAAGTTAGAGAAACCATCCTTGTTATTGAACTGAAGAGCCAAAACTTCACCAGCAACTGGAGCAGTTACAATGGTAATCTCACCATCAGCAACCGTAGCATCAACGTCAGCACGGTTCATCAAATAGATTGATTTCAAACCACCAGAGGCAACTTCGCCACAAGCGTAAGAAATATCAAGACCAGAAAAATTTACAGGACAAGCCATTTTTTATATTAGGTATTAAAGGGGGGCTTTTACACCCCCCGTATTATTAATTAGGCAGCGTAAACGATTTCCTCGCCCTTCAAGTAAGAGAAGCCCAACTTGAATTGACCCCAGATCTTGTCAGAAGACAATTCAGCCTCCCACTTCATGTCGATAGCACGAACGTCATTGTAGTCGTCAGTCAACATAACGATGTTTTCTGGAGCAGAGATGAAGAACGTGTTAGCAGCCAAAGAAGGGAAGTGAACAACCTCCATACCGTAGTATGCGGGGATGTTGCCCTCTACAACGCCTTGAGCAGTCGTAGTGTACAAACCTGCGATAGCGATCTGGTATGCTTGGATAGCAGCAGTACCCATGAAGAAAGCTGGCTTCAAGGAACGGTCAGCGTCACCGTAAACGGCAGACAACATAACTGGAGACATTGCTTGGTAAGCACCTTGCATATCACCCAAGATAGAAGCAGGAGTGATGTTCGTTACAGAAGTGTAGTCGATAACGGAAGCGTCAGCAACGAACTCGGCAACCAAAG